AGTCAAACAACAACTTGGTGATGGCCATGTTAAAGTATCCGAAATCACCATGGACAAATTTCTTAAGGATAATAAATATACAGTTTTACTCTGTGGCGATGAGGATAGATGTATCTTTGCTATAGATGATCAAGTCATTAGCACTAGTGGAGTTTTTGAAGATCTTCAGAGTGAAGCCAACACAATGACAATTAGCAATTTTGCTATTGCGAGATTTAGGATCGGAAAGTGGGACGACATTAGAGATGCCAATGATGTTCAAGACATCGAAATAAATGTTGATTATCATGGAGGAGACATCAAGTGGAAAGGAAAACCCGGCTATGGAGGGCTTAAATTCTACCTCTCAGGATTTTCAGTATTGAATGACGGAAGTTATGGTGAGGATATAGGCTCGATGTGTGGTTCGGTGCTCATTGATAAGACTACAGGAAAGATTGTAGGAGTACAGAGTTCTATCTCCAATGATAGGATCTTCTTTAATTGCATCACCAAAGAGATGGTTTTCCATTGGGGTTCTCTGTATCCAGCGAAAGGATTCACAATTGCTGTGCCCTGTGGCAGTTCAAATGTTGAGGGCATTGAATCATATAATACATTGCCACCATCAAAATTGTATCATGCTGTTCAAAACCCATTTTTGCCATCAAAAATTCAGGGTGAAATAGCACCTGTTGTCAAAGTGCCAGCCAGAATTGTTAATGACAATGATCATGGTGTTCAATCATTTAAGCGAGCTATTGCACAGTATAAGCCACACAAGGACTTTGACTTTAGTCTTGAGGTGGTCTACGAAGATGTTAAGCAGATGTTTGTGGAGGCGGAAACAGACTTGGAATTCAAGAGCAAACGCTCTGATAGAGAGGCTGTCACTGGAATTGAAGGAAAGGTAAAACATATTGATATGAACACAAGTGCAGGCATCCCTTGGGCATTAAGCAAGGATCTTAAAGAAAAGAAGAAGTTATTGATTCATGATGAAGATAATAATTTCTTAGGTTATGAGCCAACATTTGCAGAACATCTGCGAAGGGAGATGCAGATGATGGAAGACAAAATCACAGTTCCAACAGTTTTCCAGATATCCCATAAGCCAGAATTACTGGCGAATCCAGAAAAAGTCCGCATAATTCAAGGATCACCATTGACATACACAGTGCACATGAGGCAATATTTCATGGATTTCAATTATGCTTTTCAATATGATCGAGAAAATTTGGAGCATCGCATAGGAATGAATGTCTATGGAACAGAATGGGACGCGATGGCACGTAGGCTACTCAGGAAAGGAAGTAAAATTCTAGTTGGTGATTATTCCAAATTTGGACCACGCCTCTATACACCATTCGTTGAGAAGAGTTATGAGATAATGAGGGAGTGGTATAATGCACGTGGAGGTTCGAAAGAAGATGATGCCATTCGAGAACAACTCTCGATTCGTGCTGTTGATAATTACAACATGGCATATAAAGAGCTTTTTAAATTAAAGTGTGGAAGTCCATCTGGAGCTATAAATACGGCTATTATTAATTCAATGTGCAACACCATGTATTTTAGAACAGCATGGCTTGGGATTATGAAAGAGAGTAAGCCAGAGTGGGCAACGATGCACGCTTTTAAAGAAAACGTGGAACTCATTGTTTATGGA